AGCAGATTGATCTTGCTCGCTCTCTTGAGTTAGCCAGCATGGGTCGCAATGTAGGAACAGTTCGTGGGCTGCTCCAATCGCTTTCCCCAGAACAAGCCCGTGAGGTTCAGGCGGCAAGTGGACTTGCTCAACGCGCCCGTGAGATGCAGGCTGGGTATCAAGATGCTGCTACACCGATTGCCAAAAAAGCAATGGAGCAATATGGCGGCTTGTCTGCGCTTCAGACTCAAGCAGCGCAAGAGGCATATGGAAGGTCTGGTCGCCTTTCCCCAGAGCAACTCCGCTCATCACAGCAGGCAGCCAGAGAAGCCGCAGCAGCATCTGGACGGATTGGTGGCAATGCAGCAATTTCCGCAGAGGTAATGAACAGGGAGCAAGCCCTTGCTCAACGCCGAGCCGAGGCCGCACAATATGGTGGTATCGCGCAACAAGGTGCTATGGGTCTTGCAGGGCTATCACAAGACATCGAAAACCAACGCCTAGCCCGTCAGTCTGGATTGCTTAGTCAAGCGTCCTCACTTGGCACTCAAGCATACAACCTTGGGCAGAATTTCTATAGCCCCGGACTTGGGTTGCTTGGTGGGACTCCAGTATCTGCTCAACAAGTTGGGCCACAGCTATTCTCGCCAGATGCGTTCCTTAACCTTGGTGCGGCTAACAGGCAAAATATTTTGAACGCTAATGCAGCTACGCAGCAAGCACGGGCCTCATACTCATCTGGATTGTTTAGTGGATTGGGCGCACTCGGTGGGGGCTTGGCTTCTGGAATTGGAGCAGCTGGGGGTATTGGTGCGCTTTTTGGTGGAGGTGGGGCTGCAGGAAAATCAATGGCTTAACTATTAAATAGCATGCAATTAGGACAACGACTTGGTGAGGGCATAGACCCACGGATGTTTGTGCAGGATTACTCTGGCTTTACAAGGGCTGCGGAGATCCAAGCACAGGGGATGCAGAACCTTGGTGCTATGATTGGTCAAGGAATCAAGGACTTTGGAGAAGCTCGCCAAGAGCGCAAAAAGATTGATGCTGAAATCAAAGCAACCTCTGCTGGTATTGAGTCTGCAATCAAAATGGGTAAAGACTTGGGCATTGACATCGGAAGTTACCTGTCACCAATCCAAGCCAAAATTAACGACCCAAATACATCTCCTGCGGAGGCATTGGCACTTGGTAGGACTGCTGCTCAAGGTATTTCAAACGCATTCACCCTTGGTATTGGGGCGCAAGATAGAGCCATTCAACAAGAGCGTCAGCGTTCTGAAAATGCTTTTAAGCTCGCCAACCTAGAAGTAGCGCAGCAAAGAGCTAATATATATGGGCAAAAAGCTCAAGCTGAGGCATCTGAATTAACGCGAGATACAATCAAGGCATTCGACCCAGATACGGGGCAAGATAAAGAGTGGGATGTTTGGAAAAATAAACAAGGTGATTTGCTTACCCCGGACAAAAAATCTCGTATCGTTGACCCAGATAAATACATTTATGGGGAACCTGGCGGCGTTCAAGAGTTACCTCCAACATCTCAAGTTGGCGGTATTTCTGATTCTATCGCCAAGGCCTCACAATTGAACATCAACCAGCCGCCAAGCAATGGGGTATTTGGATTTACCACTAAAACTAGAGATGAACTTGGTAGATCGTCAATTGGTTCAAGACAGGTGTCATTAGACTTTAACGCTGCCGCCAGCAAAGATGCCAAGGGAATTGAAATAATTATTCCAAATGACGCTACCCCAGAAGAAAGAAATGCCGCCAACAGGTATGTCCAATTGACTCAAAAGTTTTTTGCTGATAGGGGTCTTAATCGGCCAATTCGCGGAGTGCGGACGGCAAAAGAAAATGGAAGAGGAACGCCTGGTAGATTCCATACTGAACCATTTTTTGTAGGAGATGGGGAGGCCCGTAAGATTATGGAAAGCGATCCAGATGGGTACGCTCAAGTTTTGGCTAATGCTTTCAACGGCGTTCAAGGAGTTACATTTATTGCTCCACATAAAAAAAATGATCCTGGAGCATCTGACGGAAAATTTAATGAACGAGATTTCGCCAAAGGTTCTATCATCCCGGCACTTGAGCGTCTGAGTCAAGGTGATCTCTCCCAACAAGCAATGGGTACACCAGAACAACAAGCACAAATAGCAAGCCAGATTGAGCGCAACCAATCGTTGGCTACTGCGCAAGTTGGACAGCCAAATCAAATATCTACTGATCCTAGCCTTAACCAACAACCACAACCAGCACCTAGACGGATGGTTGGAGGAAGACCAGTTGGTGGAGGACAACAACAAAAAACGGTTAAAGTAGTAAGTGGAGAAGAAGCCCAAAGATTTGGATTAAAGCCAGAAGGCACATATGAACTTTCATTCAATCCTACTGGAGGACTTGCTGGAGTCCAAACTGTTTCACAACCACCAACGGAAACGGAAAAAGCTAAAGCAGAAGAAAGAAAAGTTGCAAAAGAAAAAGCATCGGCATCGAAAAACATAGCAATCAATACAATTTCTGAATTTATTGATGATAAGGGTGTAGCCACTGATGCACTCAAAAGTGCTGTTGGATATGGTGAAGCATTTGCTACTGGGGTGGCTGAGTACGCCCCATTTTTAGGGACTCAAAGCGGGAAAACAAGATCAGACCAACAAAGGCTAAATAGGCTTATTGAAGGAAGCATCCTTGAGGCGGCAAGCTTACTTAAACCAGTTAGTAACACCGACTTGTTGATGCTTATCAAAAACAGACCTAAAACAACAGATCCAGAAGAAACATGGACTACATATCTTGGAGAAATTAGGTCAATTCTTGCAGATCCTAATAATTATCTTGATTCCGGGGCGACCCCAACAGGCCCATCAAGCCAAGCTGAAGATGACGCATCGTTTATTCAAGGGTTTCAATCCGGGGAATAAAATCTAATAAAATGGCGAAAGAAGAAAATCAAGCATTGCTGGCAAAAGATGTGCTAGTAAGGAATAACGAATTTCTTGCATCCAGGTTTGGAGAACAAGGAGTTAGGCCAATATCTTCAATTCAAGACATGATTAGTCTTGGGTTAGCTCAAGATGAAAAAACGCTAACCCCAGAGGGGCGTAGATATAAAGCATTAGTTGATAAAGGGTTCATTAATAGGGATGGATCAATGACCACCAAAGGTGAGGCTTTCACCACAAGTCTAGATGATCTTACCGACCCTTCCGCCTATTTGGATGGTGGAATGAGCGATGATGCCATTGACCCTAAAAAGGCTGAGCTGTATGCAATCCGTAAAAAAAGCGGAATTGACGCGGAACCGGAGCGCACATGGACAGAAGCGTTCAAAGAATTTGGTGCTGGTGTTGCGTCTATAGCTAAAGGCGTTGGGGATATTGCTAATCCGATTGAAGAGGTTTCAGAATCGGCAACGCTTAGGGAGGCATACGACAAACAGACCGCCAAAAGCGCGGAGATAGTTGATTCTATATTAGAAACCGCAGTAACCAGCGGGGCAAAATTAACTAGGTTTATTGACAAGCAAAGACTTAATGCGGCTGTGTCTATGGGAAATATCCCGCAAGAACAAGCTGACGAGTTGAATAAGAAAAGGGACTACAAACTTGCCCTCATTGAAAGATCACAAAAAGATATGGATGCGGTTGAAACCGCAAGCATAATTGGTGCTGGGGAGCAGGTGCTTCAAGCTCAAGAATCAGCAAAATCTCAATATGTAGCTGAACTTGGAGAAGAACAGGGTCTTAAAAAATACGAGGAAGACATTAACAATGTTCGCGCTGCCGCGAGTCTTCCAGCGGATGTACCGGGTATTGCTGTAGGTCTAGCTACGGCTGGACTTGGGGCTGGCGTCAATATCATTAGAACCGTCCGTAAAGCAAACCAAGCAAAAAGGGGGATCGAAATTGTTAATTACGGGCGTGAACTTAATACTGCTAGGACTAGCGTTTTAGCTAGTGCTACCAAACTATCCGATGAGACTGCGGCTATATCTGGTCAGCTTGACGATGCTCTTCGCATTGGGGCTACAGAAAAAGCAACGGAACTCACTAGGCGGCTTGATGGCCTAACTACTCAATCGCAAGCCGTACAAACCCGCCTTGGCATTATTGACGATGGCATCCAGAATGTAAGCAAAACCGCCAATCAACTTGAAATTGGTTTGGATACAGCTAAAACTGCGGGTGACGCTGTTCGAGTCGTAGCATCTGGTGCAACCAAAGGTTTGTCAAATGGTGCTGAAAAACTTGGGAATGGGGTTGCTGCTGTTAATGGGTTTCTAAAGAAAGTTGAAAGAAGCGTTCTTAGATACAGGATACCGTCCCTAATCGCTACTGGACTCGCCATTCCGTTTCACCAAGCTATTGGTGTGTATATGGGGGCTAGGGTTGGGCTTATAGCCGCAGTACCGACACTACGCAGAATGTCAAAATTCGGCAATGCGGTTAGCGAGGAATTGCTTGAAAGAAGCAGCTCAACACCGTTTTTTCGCCGTTTAGCCGCAAACGAAAGTGTGGGTGGCATCGGTAGGGCCGTAGCCACACTTGGTGACTACTCTACGCCGCTTGTTCGAGGTTTTGCGAGTATGGCCAAGGGTACGGCTCAAGCCGCCCCGGCAACATTTGCATACAACGCAATCAACTCACAAGGAATTGACGAGAACACGCTTAAATATGCTGCCCGTGATGCGCTGGTATTTGGTTCTCTAGGCCGAGTCATTGGTGGCAAGAAGGACATGGAACAGGTCAATATAGACCAAATGTCAAATTATCGGAACAAGCTAGATGCTGACCAAATAGCCATGTTTGATGGGCTAAAGGATCGTGATTTTAGGTATGCGCTTTCCAACATTGATGCGGCATACCCTGGGTCGTTCAAGTGGGAAATCAACACCACTGGCAATAATAAGTTTGACCCAGTTGGCAACAAAGCCGTTGTAAACATTAACGACAAGGTTGGCTTCTTAAAGGAAGTGGTCATGCACGAAGCTGGACACATGATTCAGCATGTGTGGCAAAAGGATAGCGCAATCGTAGCTCGGATGTTGGGAGATGACACACAGCCAGGGCTTGTCCGCAATCCAGACGGAACGTTAGATCCAGAGTTCAAGGCGTGGGCGGACGAATACAACAACCTTCGTGAGCAGAATGATATGACTCCAGCCGCTTTGGATGAGATTGCTGTTGAGTATTATACCGATCAAGGTGTACAGACGCTACTGGAAGACACTCTTAAAGGAAACCTTTACAAAGAGTCTCGCAAAACCCCACTTCGTCGTGCTGTTGAAGGCAGCTTTAGAACATTGTTTAATGCTACGCCTATTGTCAAAAACCTGCATTTTAAGATGGGTGGAGCGACTGATGCTGGTGGTCGCATGGTGATGGGTACAGGATTGCTTGCTGACGGGTTTAGGGAGCTGCCAGAAGTAAAGGCGATGGTGCGCCAAATGTACCGAGAAACCGCTGGCAAGCCAAAAGCAGCGAGAGTCCAAAAGGTTGTCGATGTTAAATCCGATAACCCTAAGCACTATCAAGCGACAAGCGTTTTAGATCAAGTTAATAAGCAAATTGTAGAGCGTGGCGAGAAGCTGCCAAACGGCGTCCTTATTCCAGACAAGAACGGCAACGGAGAAGGAATCCTTACTGATGACCACTTAAAAGCACTAGAGGAAGCTGGTGTTATTGATAATGGTGAATTTGGTAAGGCTTTGCTGCTTCAATCTGAAATTGAAGTCCCGACAAAACATGGCACTCTTCTTGTTAATAAACCAATTGAACAAGGGCGCTCAGAACAGTTTGGCGGACTTACTGAGAACTATGTCGTCCCTACAAAGTGGATACTCAAGAAAGGGCGTTTATATCTTGAATCAATGGACTTGCGCCAGCTTGAGAAGAATGTTGACCGCGCAGTTAAGAATAAAATTGCTAAGGAACTAAACCTTACCCGCAAGAAGATCTACGAGGATATTGAGAAGTCAGTTGAAATCCAAAACAAAGGTCAATCGACTGACGCTTATTACGAGAGCGTAGATCCTAAAAACTGGCAGAGACGGAAGAACTTCATTAACTCTGTTCTTGGCCAGCAAACAACCCGACAGCTTGGTATTAACCCAATGATGAAGGATGTTTCGCCAGACCTTGTGACTGGCATCTATCGCACATTCGCGTTTGACCGACTTCAGAGCGCAATTAAAACAACTGGAGATGTTGTTATCCCATTTGGCCCTACATCCTACTACAGCCTTCGTGACAACTTGATGCCTCAGTCGCCAAGGTTCAATCGAAATGGTGAACTTGTCCCAGAGCAAAAATTAAAAGCATTTCATGGGTCAAAAGAAAAAGAAATAACAAGTTTTAAAGGGCCAACTTGGCTATCTGGTTCCATTCCGTTAGCAAGACAGTACGCCGGACAAGGAGGTAGAGTGTACCAAGTTAGCGCGGCTCAAGGCAAATCGCTCAAGTTGTGGCAATTTAAAGATTGGGTTGATTTGGTTGAGAGACTTGCCCCAAACAACACTAAACTTAAAGAGCTAATTGTTTTATCTCAACCAAACGAGCGTTTTGGAAATCCTCCTTCTAAATTATTTTCAAAAACCTCTGATGTGGATTTTCAATCATGGATTGAAGAAAACAGAACTTGGGATAACTTTAAAAAACAAACGTTAAAAAACAGAAGGGATTATGGAAAAAATTATTCACCTTGGAGCGAAGATGGCTACGATCTAGCTTCATCTTTTTCTAAAGAATTTGACCCATCGAAATCTAATTTTGCAAATAACAAGGAGCTTGTAAATGAATTGTTCAATCTTGGGTATGATACCCTTGCTCAAAAAGAAACTGGTTCCTCAACCTATTTGGTAAAAGACCCCAAAAACATTAGCATAAAATACATGCCAAAAGGTAAGCCAAAGGCGACAAGGCTTGCTTCTGAATTAGCTAAAAGGTCAAAAGTTCCATTGTCAAAAGTACAAGGTTCTGGCGCGGGTGGGGCAATTACGCCAAATGACATCAGGGCTTACATTAACGAGCAGGAAGGCAAGTTTAAGCCATTGGCGTTTCAAAAGGAACCACCTATGGCGGTTGATCCAACAATCTCAGATCTAGTTGGAAGCGAGATTGAGTTTCAAGGTCGCGTTGGCACTATTGTGGATGATGGTGGAAGACCAGTCCTCCAAGATACAGATGGTGCTGTTTATGAGCTTCCATTTGGCTACTTCACCGATCAGAGTTCAAGGCAACTTGGAGTAAGACCTACCGGCAAACGAGTTGTTGACAAGAACAACTTAATCAAAGAGTTTGAAGAAACCTCAAGGCAAGAACTTCGTGACATTTTCGGTTATATTGACGATATGACCGAAAAAATCGTTGATCTCGCAGAACTTGGAAATTCCGTCAAGAGATCTAAAAACCGCAAGTCGGAAATTGTTCGTGAGACTCCAGAATTTCAACAGTATGTTCGTGGCGTAACCGATCAACAAATTCTTCAAGCATGGGACAGAACAGAAAAGGCCTTAAGCCGCGCAAAACAATCCAAAAACATAAATAATGAAGACATCAAAGCCATTATCGACAAGCTCGAAGGAGACATCAGAAACATCGAAAAGCTCGCAGAAGCCATTGATGTTCTCAAGCAGCAACGCATTTCTCGTCCGTCTACTGGCCAAGAAGCAACGACAGCAGTATCAGGCACAAGCCAAGCCGATTTGATGTCCCAAATGGAGGCCGAGGCTAGGGCTGCTGGAGCGAAACGCAGAGCGTCAAGCATTGGAGAGCCAAGTCGCAGGCTGGCAACACCGAGTATTTCCGAGTCTTATCGCAGGACTGGAAAAGAATATCGCAATCCAGCTCTTGCCAGAAGCATTTCTCTTGCTATAAGTGGGCAGTCGCAAGAACGCGACCAAAACAAATGAGCGACGAAGACCTATCAGCGATTGATAGTAAAGAGGCGATGAAAGAGTTCTTCCTTGAAGTCAAGGAAAGGGCTAAGCAATTCCCTCGGAACACTATCGAGAACTACAACCCGAATGTGGCAGCACAGATCCTCTGGATGCTGGCGCAGGGTGGGCGTATCAATGCTATTGCCAAGAAGTGCAGGGTGACGCATGAGACTGTTCGTGCGCTGGAGTGGAGGCATAACGACACGCTGGAGTCAAAGCGTAAAGAGTTCTCCAAACGCTACGCTATTGCTGCGGCTGAGTACACAGACCTCTTGTTCGAGAAAGCAGAGCAGTTGAGCCGTGATCCAGACCAGCTTAAGGCTATCTCTCCAGACCGATTGGCGTTGACTATTGGCATTATGACCGATAAGGCTGGACAGCTTTCGGGCATGGCGAGTACCATTGTTGAGCATCGCAAGGGGCCGTCTATTGATGATGCCGCCAAGATGATTGCGGAAGCTAAGTCTAGGGTTGCCAATAAAGTCAAAGCCCAAGCTGTAGAAGCCGAAATCGTAGAATGATACAAGAACCAGAATCCAGATACGCTGATTACGCTAAGGATGGAGGCAACCTCGTTCGCCACTACATGGTCGAGCATGACGGCGTTCAGCACAAGTGCCACACCAGTGTTTACGCCTCGTATCTAGCGGAGAAGTTTGACGCTAAGATTTGGAACGTGGTGCTGGAGAAGTTCGTC